CTGACGGCTATTATGACTATATCGTGAGGAATGACGGCACGTTGGAAGCGTTTGACGAGAAAATAAAGACATTGTGTGAACAGATAAACGAACAGATATATGGCAACAAATGACGAGAAGAAGCCGATAGTGGCTTTCACATTGGACTTTGAGACTGGCGGCTTGGACTGCCAAGAGTGCGCTTGCACCCAGATAGCCCTCCATGCCGTGAGGTTAGACACCTTTGAGACCATTGACAGGTATGTAAAATACATCTATCCTTACCGCAAGCAGGATGACAAGGGAGCGGTGAAGCGCAAGGTGCTGAAAACAAAATGGGACAAGGAGAACGCCCCGTTGATGAAATACGAGCAAGTGGCGTTGACCTATTCAGCCATCAGTATGGAAATGCTGGAGCAGAACGGCATTGACATCAAGCAAGTGGCGACGGAAGTCATCGAGTTCATCAAGCGCAACACTTGGAACAAAGGGCGCACCACAAAGCCGTTCCTCATCGGTCAGAACATCGGCTTTGACATAGGTTTCATGCAGCAGTTGATGGAATATGGCGGTCAGATGAAGGAGTTTCAGAAAGTGATGCGCGGACATACGGACTTTTACGGTCATTTCTGGCCCGCATACATAGACACCATCATCTTGGGACAGATGGCGATGTGCCATCTCCCAGACGTTACGAGCTATAAGTTGGAGATAATGGCGGAGCGGTTGGGCATAGACCTGAATGACGCGCACGATGCCGACGCTGACGTTACCGCCACCACCAACATCGCCATGATATGTGCCCAACGTATGCGGAACACTGACGGTGGCAGCGACAATATGGTGATGAACAAGCAGGAAAAGACAAGGACACATTTCAAGATTTGATATATGGAAACGACAGAGAGCAAGCAAAAAAGGATGAGCTATGAGCCAGAAGTGGTGTTCAACGCCATGTCGGACAGGCGTGTGTTCGCCGTAATGACCGAAGAGACCAACGAGACCATCATGGAAATCTCCGGCTATGACCTGCAAGTGAAGTTCGACCGAGACAAGCTGAAAGACATCTCCGACATAGAGAGTATGCTGGACGGCATAAAAGACCTTTTCAGACGGCTTGTCATGGAAGACCTGTTAGGCAAGGGCGGCGACAACAAATAAGAACGTTCTTCTCTATTCTATGTAAAACAAAGGCAAGACCTTACACCTTGCCGCAAAAAATACAAGGATGGAGAAGAACATACCCAATACATTAAGCAGGGAGGAGAGAGACTTCTGCGAACTGTATGTTTTCGGCTGCGACCCTTACACAGGTAACGCCCGAAAATGCTATCAAGACATTTTCCACGATGACAGTGCCACCAGCCTGAAGAAAGCGAGGGAACTGATGGCGCGGACAGACGTGCAGGAATATTTGGAGCAACTGAGAAAGGTGGCGAATTTCGAGACGGCGGATATGAAAGCCCGCCTGCGCGAGAAGCTGCTGCACATCATAGACGAGACCAGCTCGGCGCAATTCTATGACAGGCGCGGCACGGCGTTGAGCGTTGCCCCGCTACGGTCGGTTGCTGTGCAAGCCACGAAAGCCCTCATGGAACTGTACCCTGTCAAGGTGGCGCAAGAGAGCAAGATAGAAGTAAAAGGAGAGAATGGAGAAGCCGGAATTGTCTTCAACGTCATCGTTCCCAAAGAACAACAGGCATCCGCAGAAGAATAAGAAGGGATGGAAGTTTCAATGGGACAAAAACAAGATACTGTGGTATTATCTGACAGTCCTTAGTCTGTTGTTGATATATGGGCTGTTCAATATCGAATCAGCCATCAAACTGATAGACGCATTAGTTAAAGCGATGGAATTTGTAATAAATGGAATGATATGATGGATAAGACCATAAAATTCATAGCGGACAATTTCAAGGTGATTGTCACAGGCATCATCTTCGTGATAGGGCTGTATGTGCAGCACGAGATAAACACCCAGCGGATAGAGAACTTGGAGGTGCAGTGCAAGACATTGGACTCAAAGCTCGACCAGCAGTATCAGAAGATAGATGCCATAAAACTTGACAAGACCGTGTTTGAGGCTACAATCAAGCAATTCTCTGGCATGAGCGATGACATCCGCGAGATACGGAACGACTTGAAGGAAGTCTTGAAAAGCAATAGCAAGAAATGACAGGAAAGGCGATACGTATAGTCCCATCGGCGGAGTTGAGGGAGATGCGGCTCATCGCCCTTATCGGGCGCAGCGGCATCATCGTGGCAAAAAGTGACAATGGCAAAGGGTATTTCGTGGAATTGGACAAACCCTATCAAGACGAGCGGGAATGGTATATTCCCAACGCCTCGATACAAATCATAACTATATGAAAATATCGAAAACCACGCTTGCACTGCTTGCCGCCGTATTGTGTGTTGGCGGCGTTACAGTGTATCAGCACCGAACCATACAACGTGTCAAGGCAGAGCGCGACACCTACCAGCAGAACACACACGGGCTGTTGGCGCAGATAGACACGCTGCGCAAGGATTCCGCCATGCAAGCCTATCAGATACAGGCATTGAAACTGGACGTTGACGAGTACAAGCAATACAGGGCGGAAGATTTGCAGACAATCAAAGCGTTGGGACTGAAGCTGAAGAACGTCAGTTCCGTGTCGAAGCAAGAAATGGAAGTGGAAGCACCCATCAATGCGCCGATAGTGGAGAAAACCGTTGTGCAAGACAGCATAGTGACAAAAACGCAAACCGTAGCCCTGCACAATGATTATATCAACTTTGACGGAACGATACACGGTGACAGCCTTTCCGCACAGATAAACATTCCCATACAGCTCACGCAGATAGTCCACAAGATACCCAAACACAAGTTTCTCTGGTGGTCGTGGGGCTGCAAGGCGATAAAGCAAGTGATTGTTACAAATAACCCATACGTCAATCTGAAATATTCTGAATACATAGAACTCACGAAATGAAACTAAGGTTGAAGAGAATAGCCTGCAAATCGTCATACACAATCGGCAAACTCTATGTGGACGGCAGTTATTTCTGCGACACCATAGAGGACAAGGACAGGGGCATAGACGACAGCATGGCGGTTGAGAAAATCCAGTCGGTCAAAGTTGCCAAAGAGACCGCCATACCCACTGGAACATACAATGTAACGCTGAACGTGCAGTCGCCCAAGTACAAGAACAGGGCGCAATACGCCTTCTGCAAGGGCTATCTGCCCAGACTGCTGAATGTGAAGGGCTTTGACGGCATATTGATACACATAGGCAACACCCAAAGGGATTCCGCTGGCTGCATCTTGGTAGGCGAGAACAAGGTGGCGGGGCAGGTCATCAACTCCACGGCGACCTTCAAGAAACTGTACGCCGTGTTGGACGCTGCCAACAAACGGGGCGAGAAAATCACCATCACCATAGAAAAATAATCGGCGATGCGCCAACTATCAAAAACGCCGCTGGCTATTCTTATGAAACAAAACATATTGTAGTTATGGATTTACACATTAAAGAAAGATTACTCATCCCCTCCATCCTCCCAGAGAAGGGAACGTTCATGGAGTTCAACCTGAAGAAGTCCATCCTCTCGAAAATCGCGCTTACCGAGCAGGACAAGGAGGACTATGAAATCGTGGAGAAGAAAGACGAGAAGCGCATTGAGTGGAACGTGCAGAAAGACCACGAGCAGCCACTTGTCGTTGACTTCTCGAAGGACGAGCTGGCGTATATGCACAAGGCTTGCGAGCAGATTTCAGGCCAACAGCTGCCCGACGATGTGTGGGGCGTTGTGGAGCATATCTTCAACGAGTCGCAGGACTAACACCTTCTTTCAAACAAATCATATCTGATTGTGCCGGGCTGTTGACGCAGACTCCGGCACTATTTATTAACAAGCGATAAAATATGGCAAAACTATTAGCACCAGAAAATCTGCCGCCAATAAATTTTAGGCCATCTCCTAAGCAATGGCAATTATGGAAACTTCTCCAAGCCAATTCTTGCCCTCATTGTGGAGGCAATATAGCCCAAAAATTATGTGGGCATGACATAAAGGGCAACCCCCAGTACCAACCATATTGCACAAAGTGCGGAAGTACAGATTTGCCACAACTTATATTAGGGGGCGGCGCAGCAGGTGGTGGCAAAGCGGGTCTTCTTGATAGCATGGTACTTACGCCTTTTGGCTATAGAAAATTGCGAGACTTGAAAGTAGGAGACATTATATCTTCGCCAACAACAGGAGGAATGCAAAAAGTCGTATATCTGCATCCTATTGGTGAGTTTGATTTTTATCGTGTCAAGTTTCGTGACGGCACTTATTTTGATTGCTCAGAAGGTCATTTATGGCAAGTGCATGAAAGTCGCAAACATAAAAGCAAAAAAGCCGCCAAATATGGACTTTCGGTTGATACCGTTTGGTCAACCATAAAGATGTATGAGTGGTATAAGAAAAAAGAAAGCGGAATGTATAATGGGCAAAATCTTATAATACCACTGACAAAACCTGTAAAATTTACTTTTGGCGATAAGGGCAATTTTTATATCAACCCTTACATTTTAGGCGCATTGATAGGAGATGGCTGTATGGCAGATTGCGTTATATCGGAAGGACGTGTTGATTTTACCACACAAGACGAGGAAATAAGAGACAGGTTCATACGCTGTGGCTATGATATGAGTTGCAAATCCCATAAAGGGAACGGTGTATATAGTTACAGAATCTATGACAGCCAATTAATTGAATGTCTGAAAAAACATGGAATGGCAGGCAATCATTCGCAAACCCACTTTATCCCAAATGTATATAAATATGGAACTATAGACGCACGCATCGAATTGATGCAAGGGCTTATGGACGCAGATGGGTATGTAGATGACAGGGGTCACATGAGTTATACTACTACCAGTAAACAATTAGCGGAAGACGTGGCTTTTATTGTGCGTTCTCTTGGCGGGATGGCAACAATAACCAGTGATATGGGGAGTTATAAAACTGCGGATGGAGAGAAACATATTTGCAGTCAAGTATGGACTGTGTTTTTTCGTACCAAAATAGACCCTGACTTATGCGGATTGACAAGAAAAAAAGAAAGGGCAAAATACGAATTTAACGGAGGATATTCAGAGTATGGGAAACGAATCGTTGGCATAGAATATCTTGGCAAGAAACAAGGACGTTGTATTTCTGTTTCAGAACCCGATGGACTGTATATTGTTGACGACTTCACAGTAACGCATAACTCCTATCTTGGCTCGTGTTGGCTGGTAAGCAGCTGTATGTTTTACCCAGACATCCGAGCAGTTGTCGCCCGCAAAACGCTGAAAAGTCTGAAAGGCTCTACATGGAACACAATCAAGAAAGTGTGCAAGGAATGGGGACTGAAAGAGGGCGAAAACTACAAGATTAATAACCTTGACGGCACGATGACTTTCTGGAATGACAGCACCATTATCATGCAGGAAATGATTGACTTGCCATCGGACATCAACTTTGAGCGGTTCGGATCCTCAGAATATACTATAGCCTTTATTGATGAAGTTTCGGAAATTTCAGAAAGAGCTGTGGAAGTGCTTTTTTCACGTCTTCGCTGGAGGGTGGCGGAAACATTCAAGACAGCGCGGATGTTGATGACAACCAATCCCTGCATCACATGGGTGCGGTCACGATTTGTGCAAGACGATGACGGCAACAAGGTAAAATGCCGTGATGGAGAAGCATACGTTCCTTTCTCTGTTTTTGACAATCCAGACGAACAATTCGTGCAGACTTACGTCGCCGCATTGAACAAGATTACCGACAAAGCCACAAGAGAACGCTTGCTGTATGGAAACTGGGACTTTGTGGATTCCAATCTTATGGCGGCATACTGGAACTTTGACGGTTCGAGACATCTTGTGGCAGGCTTGCGCGAAAAAGTGTATGACCCGATGAAACCGATTATATCGGGATGGGACTTCAACGTCGCGCCATACATGAGCGAGCTGGAGTTTCAGATTGACTATGAGAAGAAGGCGGTCTATATCTTGGAAGAGAACTTGGGCAAGCCCGAAAACAAGGAAAACAACACACCGAAGTTGGCTGCGAAGATAAAGGAGAAACACATCCAGCGGCAACACTTGGGCGGCATTGTGATAACAGGCGACCCAGCAGGACTTGCACGCTCCACTCAAACGGAAGAGGATGTAAACAACTATACTATTATAGTGGATAATATGCGGAACGCCGTGTTGCGACCCCGTGTGAAACTGCTCCAGAAACAGCCGCCGCAGGCCACGCGCTTGGAATTTGTCAACGCCCTGCTCAACGGCTTCGGCGGTTGGAAGATTCTGGTGGACATGAGATGCAGGAAGTTCACGGAGGACATGGTGTATCAGCAGAAAAACTCTGACGGGACGAAATGCAAGAAGAAAGTGCTGAACCCAAAGACGAAGGGCAAGGAAGAGAAGTACGGACACCTGTCGGACATACTCGACTATGTTCTCGTGCTGTTCCTCAATGACGAATGGAAGAGGTTTCAAAATCAGAAAAGCTCCATCGAAACATACTCTGGGACGGTGTATAACGCTTTTGAATATTAAGGGAATACGATATGTACAGAAGATTTTTGAACAACAACGACTACTTGGGCGTAATCACGGAAACGGCGTTGAGCCAACTTATCCGTGACGAGGAGTTCCGTTTCACCCAGGCGGAGCAAGCCGCCGAAGCGTCGATGATAGACTATCTCTCGGAGAACTACGAGATAGAGAAGGAACTTGAACGTGGCAAAAACATCTTCGACTATGACCGCAAGATAACCTATCCGACAGGCAGTCATTTCTACCTTGACGGCGAGATATGCGAGGTCATGCAAGCCATAAACGGATATAAAGCACCGTGTTCAGCGTCATACTGGCACGAGGTGGACGAAGAACCGAAAAAGGACGAAGCGACCGAGCCGTACTCGCAGCTGAAGAATTACCATACAGGCGACAGGGTGCGGTTCGTCGGGCGCATCTATGAGTGCGACATTCAGAACGGCTATGACTTCAGCGACATCCGCATACCCGGCATAAACGCATGGGAGAAAGTGGAAGTGTATGACTGGGAGGCGATACCATACAATGACTGGGAAGTGGTGAAATACGAGGAAAAGTACTTCACGCTTATGACCACGGAGGGTTATGACGCTTTGGTAAACCCAATGGAGTCGGACTGCTGGGGACTCATAGGCGACTACGACGACAGCATAGACACCTATGAATTGTCGGAACATGAATATGTGGTGTATGACGGCAATGTATATTACCCCATCGTCAACCCCAACGCTGACGAGCCGAAACTTGAAACGAACATACGCCACCACGACCCCAGAAACTACAATCTGAAGCGGCACATGGTGCAGCTGGCTCTTTATGAACTGC